TCACCTTTTATTTTTTTGATGTCGCCTAATTGCATGACGTTCGGAAAGTGTTTTTTAGTGACTTCTATGCAGAATGGTTCTATTTCCGATGACCACACGGGAACAGCCCCATTCCGCTGTGCCGCTATACACCATCCGCCGATCCCGTCAAACAGGCTTCCCATTGTTATTTCCATCTATTTTCCCGTACTCCCTATTCCGCCGATCCTATCATCATCAGCGCTGTCATCATCTATTTTGTAATATTGATGGAATATTCCTTGTGCGATTCTGTCTCCTTTTTTTACTGTATAAGGCATTCTTGATACATTTCTAATTGGCAACATGAGATGCCCTTCGTTGTCCGGATTGTTGTAGTAGTCTGAATCAATTACCGCTACACTGTTTGCCAAAATAATTCCATACTTAACCGCAATGCTTGATCTTATATAGATTCCCAGCCATTCATTTTCACACATATATGCTTTTAATCCTGTTGGAATCAATTTTGTTTCGCCAGGTGTGATTACAACATTAACAGCACTTTCAATGTCATACCCCGCTGATTGCTTTGTCTTTCTCTTTGGAAAGTTTACATATTCATATCCGCTTACTTTTTCAAAACCTCTTCTCATTTCAGTTTCCTTTCTTCATAAATCCGCTCTTCTTCATCATGTAGTTTTCTTGCCGCTTCATCGAGTTTAATTGCGGCATACATGATCATGCTGATAAATATCACTACACTCGCTACGTCAATTAATCTATCCATTTCGTCCTCCTTTAAAATGGGATTTCTCCCTGCTCGTATTCAGGCGGGGCATATTCTTTGCTTACTGTCCCCATGTCTTCAAATTTCACTGGTGCGGAAAATTGCGTTACAGATGTTCCGCCGGAAAAGCCTGCATTCATTGATTGTTGATTACTTCCGATTGGTTTTGCGATCATATTTGCTACTACTTCTGTTACATACCGTCTTTGTCCGTCCGGTGTGTCATATGATCTTGTAGAGTACCGCCCTTCGATGAAGACATAGCTTCCTTTTGTGAGTTCATTTCCTACCGCTTCTGCAAGTTTTCCCCAGGCGGTTACATTGACCCAATCTGTTAAATCTAACGTGTCCCCGTTCGCTTTTGTAATTTTCTTACTTACGCCTACGGAAAATGACGCCACGGCTTTCCCCGTTTTTGTTGCCCTGATCACAGGATCTTTCGCAAGATTTCCTGTTATTTGCACTGTGTTCATCTTCTTACCTCATTCATCCATTCTTCCAGCCATCTTTCCGCTTCTTCTTTATCCATACATTCATACACAAGTAGATTTCCCTTGCGACTGTCTATAGCAAGATGCACAATCCTGTTTTCGTAATCATCTTCATATGCGCAATAGAACAGTCCTTTAGGTTTATATTTCCCGTCTTTTCCTGGAACGGAAAAATGTAAATTGAAGAATTTAGTATTTATTTCTTTATAACTTTTCATTTTCCCTCCTTGTTCGCTGCCTCGATAATCAGCACGGCAGCTTCCATGAGGTTTTCTTTTCTGTCTTTTTTTGAAAGAAGACACTGATTCACTTTGTTCAAAAGTTGAATCTCTGACAGTTCGTTTTCGTTTTCATGTACTCGATCTATGATTTCCAGTTCTTCTTCTGTCATCGCACTAAATACCGCGGTACATTTATCCATGGTCCATTTCATTTTTTCACCTGGTTTATTTTCTCTACCAACTTATCTGCTATTTTATCTATGCTTTCTCCCACGTTTTCTATGTTTTCCTGCGTTATATAACTTGCGGTAAGCATTTTATACATTGTTTCTTTTGCTGGAAGAAACATACATGCGATTATCGATACTATTCCAACAACAATCATTCCTTTTGTAATTCTTCCGAATATTTCTTCATTAATATGTTCTTCTCTTTCTTCTTTTTTTAACGACAAAGCAAAAATCAAAAAAATTATGCTTATGAACATTGTTACACCTGTTACTGCATTTGTAATATCTTTTATCTGGCTCATTGTTTCTATCCAATAAAACACCCATGGGCTTATTATCGGTTCATTCATTTCCATTCCTCCATTCCGATTTCTTGTTCAATTAAATCTCGGATTTCATCGCATATTTCAAACGTGTACTGCTCCGCACCATTCTTAAAAGATTTAAAATCTAAACCTCATGCCTCGCAAAGTTCTTTCATTTTGTTGTCATCTTCAAACGATGTTATCCTCTTGGCTTTTGCTTCAATCGTGCCTAAAAGTATATACATCCTGCACAATGCCAATTTTTTTATTATTGTCTTTTCACTGATCATCTTTTGTTCCATCGTTTTCTGCCTCTTCAAATAAATTCCCTTGCGCACGATCGCCGGATATGTATTTTTTCGCTTCTTCTATAAGTTCTTCCAGACATTCATCCAATTTTCCGAACACTCCGTATGGTATACCGCCGATAGTGAATTTAACATTCAGCGGATAGTCTTCTACTTTTACAAATCCATATGCCGTGTAAGACTTTTTCTCTCCGTCTTTGTAGCCAATTACAATCTTGTTTACCACAAAACCCACATGCTTTTTTAAAAGGTTTGCGTCTCCCAATTCCGATAATGATTCGGAGAATTTAATAAACGCTTCATAAAATTCCTTTCTTGCCGGTTCCAGACTTCTTATCTGATTTTCTTCCGCTCCGTTGATGTACCCTATTCCTACTTCCGTGGTTATTTTTTTGATTTTCATGTTTTCCCCTTTCCGGTTTACCCTTGCACCATTCAGAAACTGTTTTCTTTTCCTGCTTCACCTCCCTCGTCATTCGGTAGTATTGGTACGGGTACCCTTCCTGTGTATACCCGTTTTCCACTTTTTCTATCCGGTATCCTTTTTGCGGATTAGGATTTTCTTTCCAATGCCTGGAGTAGATTTTATGTTTTGTAACCTTGGGACGTTTCAGATTGCGGCTGGCGTTCCATCTTTTTTTCTGTACCGCTCCAGGCTCTCTTATAGTTTCGTCCGTTTCTTTACAGAGGTACTCTGCTAACCGTTTGCAGTCTTCCGGTGTTCCATCGAAGTACCGGAATGATCTGTAGTTTAATTCTCCCCACGGCCATTTTCCCCGGATATCTTTTCTCTGGATTTTCATTGATGCATTGATCAGAAGGTGGTGGTGGATTCTGTGACCTTTATATTCAGTCACATAGATGTACTTCAATTCCTCTTGGAATTTCCTGTAGAGATTTTTCAGGTTCCGCAGGAATTTCCTGATCCTGCTTTGAGCTTCTTCTGGATCAGGCGGCGGATCTCTGTATGTGAGATCCAGTCTCCAGTCATCTCTTTGGAAATTTGTAAGGATGACTCTGTATAATTTTTCTTTTGCCCGCTGGGCGTTTCCTTTTTGTACGGCTGATTCCGTTTCGCTTTCGTTCGGGTTTCTTGTTTTCTTCCCGCCTAATCTCCAAGTGTGATATTTTTTTATTTCTATTCCGCCTGGAAAATGGAAAATTTCTTTCATGTACGGCACGATATTTTCTCCATAGAGTATTTTCGATTGATTGTCGTTAAAATAATAGGAATATCAAGGTCTCAAAGAGGCGTTCCCGCCCCTTATTTTCTTGACTTTTTCCGTGCCATGCACTATAATTTGTATAGATTAATTTGTTGCTTCGGCACGGCGATCGGGACTCTCACTTCCCGGTCGTTTTTTCTTTGCAAAATCTTCTGATTTCTTTCGACAGCGGTTTATATACACACTGTTGAAATTCTTTTCTGAAATTCCTGCATTCCCCGCAGTGCTTGTAACAAACGTTCGCTTCGTGAAAATGGCAGCATACCGTCTGATAGGTTTCTTTCCCGCAGAGCGGACAATGTGTATTTGTATAGACCTCTATTTCTTTCCCGCCGGAAAGTGTTAGTATTTTGCCCATGGGTATCTCTTCTTTACTTTGTGTTTTTTCTGCAGTATTTTTATTCGATATTCTTCTTCGGTTTGGTATATCGCTTCCAGTTCCTCTTTGTGATGTTCTCTCCATTTTTTCACCGCCGGACTTTTCAGATATTTTTCGATATTTCTCTCCATATGCTTTTTTATATCTGTATTGAGTCCGTGGAGTTTGAATCGGTGAGTTGTATATGACAGAGAAATAAGGTTATCTTCTTTATCCGCCCCGAAGTTCCCTACATGTATATGGTGATGAACCTCTATGTTTTGACGCGGGGGATATTCACCAAGGCAGGCACAGTATGTTTCCGCGAGATCTATGTCCCGTTGCTTGACCAGATCGCAGAGTTTCTTGAATTCTGTTTTAGATAATTGAAATCTTGCCATGGAATTTTTCCTCTTTTGCCGCCATATATCCTTCATAAAAAGCATCTTCCATTATATTTCTTATAAATTCAGTTATAGGTCCGTCCTCAGGCCTATCTTTATGCGCATAGTCTTTCGCCTTCTTAAGTCCCTTTTTTACCCATTTTTCATATTTTCTTTCTTCAATTTCAACTTTCATATCACTTAACCTCCTTTTTCAATTTATCCACTTAATCACAGGATCCCCGCTGTAACCTTTTTCCCAAACGAACCAGCAAAATGCGATGGCACTGCTTTTATTGCTTTGATCGTTGTTTTTATATGCAGGGATTCTTTTCCTGGACACATAGACCGTCTTCAACGGACATTCCTCAAATAATGCCTGCCGCCCTTTACTTTCAAGAAATAACAACCGCAAGAACATACATACCTTTCTTCCCGGTTGTATGATTTCATAGGCACGTCTCACAAAGGCCTCTGCGTGTTTGTATGGTGGATTCGTTACTATGTCTCCGTCCCACCCCCCCGAATATTTCAAGAAGTCTATTCCTGCTTCCCCATATCCGCGGTTTATTAAATCGCTTGCCTTGCCTAAAACTCTGGCTTTATCAAAAACCTTTGCAAGTTCCCCGTCCCCGCAGGCACATTCCCATATGTTCTTCAACGGCTCATTCTCAAGCAGCAAGTGAGCCGCTATATTATCCGTGGCATAGAAATCATTCTTTTCACGTTCTTCTTTGGCGTGATTAGAAGCTCCCAGCGTGGTAAAGATATTTTCATTTGCCATTACCTGATCTCCCTCACGCCAAACGTATCAAGTTCAAATGTAGGAATCCCCAAGACACAGGCCGCCGCGTATTCCTGCATGCACCCCATGCTC